GATCAATAGCACTCTCCATACCGTTAACGGATACGCGGGTAACCGCCACCATGTACGTTTTCCCGGTTTGGATGTTCTCATTAATGATAAAACTTTCCCCGGACGACTCTCCCACCATAACCCAGCTAACACCATCATTTTCCGACAAGTAAATCTTTGCTTTCTGCCATTTGCTCAAGTGATATGCGGTATCGACCGGCTTCAACCACCACACCTCTATCGTATTAAAAATTGTGCCATCCTGGGCTCTGCGGACCATCTCTGTCAACGCCAGGTCCTCAACATCTTGGATCTCGGTTGTCAAAGATGAATATCTGGTCTGAGGGATCACCGGCGCAGAATAATCGTATACGTTGGAACTCATTTCAATGGCCTGCAGAGTAGCGATAAAGTCTTTATCCCAAGACATCGATACCACCCGGTATTTTTTATAATAGATATCAACCTCCCCGAGAGCATAGACATTAAAAGCTGCCGGCGCGTCCGTAAACGGGGCCGAAACGGTAATTACATCCGTATTCCCTGGGGAATTAGTCACGGTCCGCTCTTCGATGGAATCGTTGGAGAATTGGACGGCAATTTTATACGATTTCCCGCTTTCAATTGTGACAGTTTGATCAATCTTGACCGCGTATGCCGTGCTACCAGCCTTTACCCTTCCGGAAAACCCTATCCCCGGGACATCATGAGAGAATCCGATGGGATCACCCGGTGTTATAGCCAAAGACTCAATCCCCACTTTGAATTCGATAGAATGGTTGATGTTTCGTGCGACCTTTAGCTCCCGCCTGGCCGCCCGTAATGCATACGACATTTTTGCCGTATGCAAACGGATGTCCTTTGTCCTTAATGGTTCTCCGTTAATAATGGCATCATCCTCAATCACAGATATCGTTTCCATACGGTAATCTTTATCCTTATCCGTGAACTGCATCCGGATCATGTTGTATGCCTCTTTTTTGGACTTCCACTGCTCTGACAAGCTGCCCTCTATGATATTTCCCATACCAAACAGTTGAATTGGATCTTCATCAATATCGATTTTGAGTTTGACCATGCCTTCGCTGTAAAACACAAATGTATCAAATGTCGCAGCCAATTGGGATATTACGTCCATGGCTTTCGTTAAACTGTCGATAACGACATCGAGCCGGTACAGCTTTTCATACCCACCCTCCCCATCATCCACCTTGCGTTCACAAATCCGGCTCATATAAAGATATTCAGAATTGGATATCTGGCTGGAGTCTATCTGATCCCCCAGGCCCCAAACATTGTTTATAAATAAATATCGCAAACACCAAATAGGGTTGGCGGAATACCGCTTTACATACGTAGTCCCATCCCAGGACAAAACGGCGTCATCGGAAAACCGCCGGTTTTGTGATGTACTGGTATCCCAGTAATAATCTTCCCAATCAACTTCAACGGCTCCATTCATGACTTGGGGGACATCCACTTTTAAACCCTTAAGCAATATTGAAAAATTCGGGGTCGCGCCGGATAATTGGTTGGTCGCCAAGGCCTCAACACCAAATAATGCCACATCTGGATAATTAAGGTTCCCGGTTTTGATCTCATCAACGGCATGTAAGGAGATATCGCCTTCTCTTTGCGGATCCAGCGAACTGTCATCAGACGTCCGGGTAATACGGATATCGTATTTATTCGCAGATAATCCGGTTTTCCGGTATGTACGCCTGAGTGTTGTCCGGCTTTTAGCGCTGATTGTGGTGCTTCCTAAATCTGTCCAGGAAGACGTGCCGTTTACTCGAATTTCAACCTGATATGTTACGCTCCATGATTCAATAGCTCCGGATGATGTGTTCACCTGAAACAGCGAAGGAATGGTAAAAATCAACTCAAACGCTTCAATATCCGCATCGATGGTGGTGTAAATATACGGGACATTTTTTAATAATGTCCCGGCACTCACCCCAATCACATTATGAAGATCCCCAAAATTAGGAATCGCCGACTGGGATGTCGTTCCATACCGCAGATACGTGATAATTCCCGAGAAATTCTCAATCGGATTATCATTAATAAGAATGTCACCGATAGATTCAATCTCACCTTGACATAATCCCAAAAGCACATTCAGGTAGCTGTTATCCCCGTCACTCCGTAAATACTGGTTAATGATATTCCCGCCGACCCGGACCTCGCCAAAACATACCGGGATAGGAATCCCCACATCCTGAGTGGTCGTTACCCCATCCCAAGATGCAGCCGCAGATCCCTCATCAATCCCTTCCGCATCAACACCATACGTTGGTGTTCGGGCTCTTTGTAGGGATGAATAAACGCCATAAGCGGTGGTAGTAATAAAAATAGACCAACTTACCCAGTGCTTGATAAATCCCTTAATAAGAAATGCTGCAGCTTTAGCCAGGACCCCGATCCGGATATGATTGGTAATAATTATCTGCGCGCCATCGGTTACAAAAGTATTATCAATATCATCGATTTTCTGAGAATTGGCAATCACGCGCATGCCGGCATATTTAAACCCGGATTGATTCAGGACATTACGTACTGTCGTAGATCCTAAAATTTCAATATGGACATCCTGCTGCTCACGTCCGTCAAACTTCATGAAATTAGGAATATATTTAATGAGTACGTTCATCTTTTCCCTTTGAATCGATAATATCCTTCGACGATGTTGCTCCACTCTTTATCCAATAATCGGCCGATGACCACGCCACATCGCATCATGTGCATAAACCGGCCGTTTGTCAGGCATACTCCTACGTGATCCGCCTGCTGATATCGATTAAAAATGATGAGATCTCCGGGTTCTGGATGATCAGTCTTTGTCCACTGCCGATAATAATTTTCCAAAATATAAGACCTGTCACCCCATCGCCCGGGAACGTCATAATCCTCTTCAAGGTCGAACAACTCTATACCGTAACGGTGCCTGTACCACAGGATCTCCAAACCGTAACAATCAGCCCCGTCAAAACACCGCCCCCGATGTTTATAAGGGATGGCCATAAATTTCAAGAGTAACCGCTCCTCATCCTGGTCCACATTATTAAACAACATACAAACTCCTTAATGGGCACGACGGGAATCCACCGAACCGGCTCAAATTATTCAATTCAAGACATCGCTGCATCGTGCGATTACATTCTGTCTCTGAACCAGAGTATCCGCATTGCGGCCCCTTAAATTGTCGATATCGGCAATGCGTCCGCAAATAAATCTCCCCCGGGATAGTCTTATCTATGACATCCAATTTTGTGGTACAAATAAATTCAACCTGGCTTTGGTTAGCAGAATATGAATCAATGTAATACACGAAGTCCAAATAAGAGTTTGGATCAGAAAGGAGGTCCTCCCATACAACGCGGATAGTGACCTTCTTCTCACGGAGGTCATACGTATGCAATTGGCTTTCGATGTACCGCAATACGTTCCCCACCGTGATACGGACCGCGTCAACCTCCCCGCTGGAATTTTCTCCCAAATTAGAAAAGTCAATCGGATATTTGCTATATGTCAGTCCATCAAAAGTCACATCGGAATCGTATGACGTATATCGCAAGTCATTGCTTAATCCGTCATAGTTGTGGATAGTAAATAAAACAATAGCAGGCGTTTGTTCCTGCTTATTTTTCTGCAGCGTGAATTCGTATGTGATGTCTTTCATGGGCCAGAATTAGCTGCTGGTTATAACTTCTTCAAATTCGAATCCATAGTTATAAACATTGGGGGCAATCCGTTCATACCAAAACGAATCCTCCACAAAAATCCCTGTCACGTCACTGCCGTCGATTGAAATAGAAAAAGCCGTTAATGACCCTTTTTTGTCATCATAAAATGTGCTGACCGCATTTTTTTCCGTAGTCGATCGGTTATTGAATGATAATTCCCAAGAGCGCAGTTTTTGAGAAGTCTTTAACCGGCGCTGTTCCACCTTATTATCAAACTTCGTCCGTAACACGTTATAAAACGGCTTTGTTTTATACCCAAAATCCGGTTTATAAACAAAATCAGCCATATTGTCTCACCGCTCCTCGTATAGGCGCATTCCGCCGTAACGCATCGATCATAATCCCTTCTATCTGCTTTCGACTGTTAAAAACGTCTGTCGCATCAAACGCTTTAATGATTAATGTCGGCTGGAGTGTGGTTCCTCCCCCAAGCTGTTCCCCCCGGTTCAGTCGCATAAGATTGCCGGCACCCAAGGCGGCCATCCCCCTTTTAGAAACGATACCTTCTCCCGCCTGGCCGATAATAGGTACTTCTCCGTAAGCCAGCGTCCCTGAATGAGCCCGGACCACCCCTCCTGAATGAAAAAATTCTGCCAGCCAAGGGAATGATTTCCCGATAGTGTTGACCAGGGCGAATTTAGCAACTGCTTGAGATAATATTTTCAATATCTGATCACCAAAATCCGCGGCCACATCCTGTAATTCATCAAAACGCCCCAGGATAACATTAAAGAACCCATCTCCCAGGGCGCTGGTCATAGCCTGTGCCGCCTGTTGAGCTGCTGTAATCCAGCCATCAAATGCCCGCCCAACTTCATTCACTTGCCCGCTAAACATGCTTTTGATCAACTCGTAGGTTTCCTGCACTTTTTCATGAGCGCTGTCCAGCGATCCTGCCAAAGCCCCATCATCACCAGACATAATCTCCGAAATCCGCTGTTCCATGGCTGCGATAACATTTTGGGTGTCAGTGGAAAACGCCCGCAACTTCGCTGATGCTTTGTCCGCATCTTTTATGATGTTTAAATACAACGTTTGCTGGGGCCCGGGGATCTGCGCGACAACTCTCAATCTATCAGTTAATGCGTTTATAAACCTGATAAGGCCAGCAGACATGGAATTAAAGATTTTGGTGTACCCAATCCCGACTGCGAGGATACCGATTTCAATGGCGTTTAATACAGGGACCGCCGTTCCTCTCATCTGGTCCCAAAAAATAATCAACGTAGCAATGGCGGCGGCGACTGATCCTATCGCCAAAGCCAATGGCGACAGTTTGGCTATAAACAAGGTGACGTTGCCCCCTGCTTCTATAACTTTGCCAGTCAGCAGACTCACCCGGCCAATCAAAAGCAGAATACTGCCGGCGGCTAATAATATCGCTCCTGACCAAAACGTAAACTGAATAATATTCGTCTGGATCTCCTGGGGAATCTTGTTCCAGAAGTTTAATACGGAAGCCATAACGTCATTTAATTGGTCAAATACGGGGATAAGGGCGGTCGCAATATTGATCTTAATAGACGTCACAATATTATTGAATCGTGCTAATTCGTTCCTAACGCCGAGAGAATATCCCTCGGCGCTTTTAAACGCCAAGACCAACGGCCCTGTAATCGCGGCCCCCAAGTAGATTGCGTCCAATCCGATAGATTTTAAAGTCTGTCCAAACTTCTTAATATCTCTCGACACGTGTTTGATCTTTACGGCAAAACTGCTGACAGCTTTATCGATTTTCTGAAATTCCTTGCTGAAATAATCAGCTAACCGGATCAGGATGCTGACTTCTTTATTCTTCATATCTCTTCCGATTCTTGACTTGTTTTATTTTTACAACCTCGACATCGATGACATCTACTGCCCGGGACAATTTTAACGATTCACCCTGCCGGCCCTTTCCGTTCGGCCACCCGCGCCCTTTTTCTAAATCCATCCATGCGGATAAATATGCAAACGATTGCGGCGTTATCATGTCTTTGGGATTTTCCGGCAATTCCTCACCATCAAATTCCCACCCCCCGGTATCCTCATCCTGGCAGTCTTGATTCCGTTGGGCAACCCAGACCGCCAGTCTCAGTTTTTTTCCTCTTCCTCCGACAAATTATTGTCTGTCTCAACCTCACCAGCCAGTTCATTGATCAACTCTTTGGACATCATGCTAATGATGCTCTCGGTTATAGCCGGAAAATTCTTGCCTCCGAGTGGCATACTGACAGTATCAAACCGTATTGGTTTCTGGGTTTGCGGATCAATAAAATTCCTGATGTCCTTAACCCCAAGACGAACAATCAATATATTCCGTTTCAAATCGGAATAATTAATACTGGCCCTTTCATCTGGGTTCTTAGATCTGACGGAAATTTTGTTGGTCATCTCTTCGATATAGGATTGGACATACGGATCCAAAACCCCAACAGAAAAAACAGTAGGATTATCTTTATCCGGATCTTTGGGAGAAACATAGTCCCGGGTCTCCGCTGAATTTATACCTATTAATGCCATGACAGACCTCCTTAACTTGTTATAAAAAGTTACAATGCCAAAATCATGAACTCATCGTCGCCAATATCCTCTGATCCATTAAAATCAAATTGTGACTTCGCCACGGCGATCCCGTCACGGTCCTCATCGCTGATATTGGTGTACTGCGTCCTGGGAGCATAAAGCTCAAATTTATTCCCGGGAACAGATCCAACAGGGATTACCATGTCCATTTCAGTACCGGCAAGCCATTTACCGTAGAAATCGTGCGTTGCCACCTCCACCATTTCTGGGTTGTATGAACCGCTGACCGGATGATCCGTAATAATAAACGAATGAATCCCGCGGCTATCCGCTGGGTCGTCCCTGGCTGCCAAGGTGTTCGCGACATCAATATCCATTTCGCTGAACTTGGCCGCGTATGAATCAATCTTAAAAGCAGCGTTCATGAACACCGGCGGGATGGTTTTCTCATGGACAATCCCGGTAACCATCGCCACATCCGTAATGCCGGCCTCAACACCGTTAAATTCAAAATCCATTGTGACCGGCTTCCCGGACTTCAATCCAAACTTAACCTTTCCCATACATCCCTTTAACAGCATATAAACCCCATGAACGTTTCCTGACTGGGTCATCGTCGGGATATTGGTGAAAGTTTCGTCAATGGTCGTGATACGATAACACAATCCAACCTGAGACGGGGCCCCGCCGGCTGTGGCTGTCGCCCCGGACGTCGCCCCGGTGATTGTGTCACCGCTGGCGAGTGTTCCCGAAACGGGGATATAATAAAGCGTGGTGGTGCCGTTAGACGTTTTCTTGACAACAAGCCCGGTTGCCTCCGAGACGCTGCCAGTGATAACTTCCAAATGCTGGAAGGGCCCTGATGTTATAGCCCCAATCGTAATGGCATACAGGTCATGTTCGGTGAACCCGCATGCCAGTAAATATTTAATCCACTCGGCCCGGGTCGTTGCGGTCCCGGATCCCCGCATTAAGGCCTGAAACACATTCGCTCCCGGCCGTTTCCCGGGGATCTTTGACAAACGTGAAATACTGGCCCCGGCCGGCCGGCGCTCAAAAAATTCCGGGTCAAAGGTCATTCTGGGATCATACATCAACACTTTTGCGTCAGCAGCGCTGAGAAATTCGGCTACGCCGGCAGTTGTTTCAATTTTGCCGGAAAACTGTTTTTTCCGAGTTAGCATGTGGGTTCCTCCTTAATTATCCGGCTGTTCCCGGATCGTCTTGTAAGTGTCTATATTGAATATCCAAATTTATAATCAGCCCGCATTGAGGCTGGCCTTCAACGGTCTCAAACGGGATCACATCAGTAATAAAGGAATCTTGCGCATATCCTCCGCGTGTTATGTCGATCATCAATGCCTTTTCGATATCTCCCAGCAGACTGTCGAGAATAGTGTCCGTGGGCGTTTCATCCGAATCAACCTGCTGGGTCCATACCGTCAAAACAACCGTAAACATACACGTCATTAACGGATTCGGCTTAGGTTCTTTTTTTTCTGTTCCGGCGACAATTACAACACAAGGGACGTTAACGGTCGTGTCATTCCCCTTTTGCTTCCACCGCTGCACACTCGCCAACGTATTGTCATACCCACTAGCCACCGTGACCGTTTCAAGAGTTTCAAGGACGTCCTGTAAAATTTTTTCTCTGACAGTTTCGCTCATCACAATTTCTCGATTGCTTTACTGACTGATTTCTCCAAAATCTCTTCCTGCCTGGACTGATGCGCCTCCCAACTGGAGTAATATCCCAAACGAGCCGGGATCCGGATCTGTTTCGATAACAAAAAAAACAATTCCGGCTTTCCGCGCCGGCGTTTCTTCCCAAGAAATAATTTGTTCCCGATTTCCATTACTTCTAAACCCGAAGAATTTCTCATTTTAGGCGACATAGCCCTAGCTTTTTCATTGAGCGGTATAGGCATTGCGGATCCATGCCCGGACACAACACCTCCGCGTTCATGTATGCCAACCACCTTCGACTCAGAAAACATTTCAATCTTCATATTCAACGGGTCTTTTAATGACTTGGAAATTCTGGATATAGATTCATTGCGGTATGCCTGGGTCCGCAAAAAAACACGCTTTCCGTTTATATACGTTACTCGTCTAAATCGATGAAACAATCCTCCCTGCTTGGCCTTTACTCCCGGGCGCCCCTGCAGTCGATTCTTAAAAAAATACGCTAAGAAACTGCGGGTAGCGTGGTCTAACCCATCCGCGATTTCTCTTTTAACCCGCTGGGGCAAATGTAAAACAAGCTCCTGCAGAGAAGGATAATTAACCAGTTTTATTTCTGATAAGATTTCCACCCTCACCCCTGCAATAATAAATGCCACATACCGGCATCCTGATTAATAATGTCAAGCACCCGCCAATTCTTCATAACCCCTCCTTCTCTCTCCTGCAAAGCCACCACATCTCCCCCCTTATTCACAGCAATAACTCCTTCATCTGCGTCGTTCGCAATCAAAATTTCGACCTGGTTACGCAAGACACGGCCGGAATCCTCACCCCCTGGCTCAATACCGCGCCGGGACACAACAGCTTTTATGTCCTTGCTGGTACCACCATACGGGGTATATGCGATCATCTCCGCATGTTCATCAGTATTCAAAAAAACCTGCCGAGCATCAATCGCTAACTGGTCTTTGAATGTCATGCTAAGTCATCCTGGGGGTTTTTAAGCCCCCAGGATACTCCTCCCTCATAAGGGTTATATTGATCTTTATCGAACCTTAAGCAGGTGGCCAAAATACGGATCCACCACAACCTCATCGATATTCTGCCGCACGCGATAAACGTCACTGCGAACACCTTCTTCTCGGTACGACTCAACTGTCTGGTTCTCGGGACTATCCTCAACCCAGAGCGGGCTGCGGCCGACCGCCGGAGCAACGATATCCTTGTCCTCCGGGATATACCCGATCAGCGCATAATTAGAGCCCCACACCTCAGCCCCTGAAAACGTTTTCCCCTGTTTGGCCGAGTTGTAAATCGCCTTACCGACAATCACCTTTTGGACTCCCAAAATATCCGCCAGGGCGTTTCGAAGTTCCTGTTCGGTTAATCGGGCCACGTATTGAATCGCCGCCTTAATAGCGGTATTTTCAATCAATTTGTCCCAATTAGATTTATTCATTACAATCGCGTTAGGTTCTACCCCGCAATTCTGGCGAACCTTTTCTCGTGCAGCTTTGACGTGGCCGATAACATCCGACCCCGCTGCAGTCCACGGAGCCGCCGAAACGTCCGTATACAAGGCAGATCCCGTAAACACTGATGTGTTAAACGCAGCCGCAGAAATTCGGCCCTCCTGCGCCAGTAAAAGTTTGTCGCCAATGGTTTGAACCGTAACAAATTCCGCATCAAAATCCGTTTTATACAGATTTCTCTGCGAATCATCAAGCGGGCCCTCGAGACCATGTTCCTCGCAATTGTATGGAATATCCTCGGTGTCAAATCCATCGCGATTGTAGTTCCCTCCCGCAGCCCGTTTAGTATCAAGCAAACGGGTCGTGCTTTCCCGGGTAATCGCCGGGAACGTCGCGGCTTTCTTCATAACCTCAACAATCGGGAATACGCGCAAACCAATAAACTGTTCCTGAGTTCGCACGTATTCCATAAATGCTCTTCCGAGATCCAGTCTCGGTGTTGACCTAACAGCACTGCGTCCAATCATTTATCCCCTCCATTTCTTAGCAAAATATTGCCTGTTAATGAATGTTAAACTTTAATCGCCATGACAAAAATATCAAACGCTGCTGCAACGCTGGCGTTAACCTTGATAGGATCTCCGGCAGCGACATCGCGCTGTGCTTCGATGATGTCACCACCACGGACAATAGCGTCATCTGCCGTGCCCTTGGCTTTTACAGCCGTCATATCAGTGGCATCATTAACCAACTTGATATTAGAGGCCGTTGTGTCGCGGGAAATCAGCCACCAATCGACAATCCGGACATCAAAAGCAGGGGTAGCGATCGTAACGGATGTGGTGGCGTCGGTAATCCCCTGTTTATGAAGTAAAATAGGTATAGATCCGGGCTCTCCGTCTGCCTGCTTCAAGACCCCGGCCCCGTTCACCTGAGCGCCGGCTCCAAGATCGGCTAAAGCTTCCACCACATCGCCGTCAGCGGTCGCCGCCTCCAATGCGGTGCCGATCTGGTTTCCAGCTGCTGTGTCCTGCACTTTCCCGTCATCCGCGCCGTACAGGACAGCAGCAATCGCAAAAGCCTCGGCAGCTGTAACCTTAAACGTTGTGGCATCATTCTTCAACACAACGGCAACCGGGGACCCAGACGCAACGAGTTCGAGCGTAAACCCGATATACCCCTCTCCAGCGTCGGAATAAACGACATTCCCGCTGGCATCCAACTTAACCCGGCGATATGCTTCAAGGGCTTCGCCGGCGACAAATGTCTTCGGACTTCTAGTAGTCATCTTTTGATCCTCCCTATTCAGTTAAAATTCTTTTAATTTACATTCAAAAACTTAAGCCGCTTGAACTGGCGCACGTTTAGGGGCCGTTGCCCGCATAGCTTCAATGAACGAGCACTTGTGCTCCTTCTGATACTCCTCCGCACGAGTCACATGATCTTTATGCACGTCCGTTTGAGAATCGCTGGGCCCCGGAGTTTCCGGCGCAGTCTTTTGGATTGACTGCAGCCGATTATTTTTAAATCTCACCAATGACGCATCCGCGCTTTCTCCGGACGAGATGGCTTCCTCCACTAAAGCTTCACTGCCGGGGATAATCTTGCTGTTCTCGATGATCCCCTTAACCCGGACGCGTTCATCGGTCACTCCGGCTTTCTTGCCTTCCTCAACCCCGGCTTTCTTACCTTCTTCGATCCCGGCCGCTTTCCCCTCCGCAAAACCTGCAGAATGCCCGGCCTTACGTCCCTCCTCGGTCAATTCCGCGGCCAACTCAGGGTTCTCGGCCTTCAATGATTCCTTTGTTATCTTCGCCATGTTTGGTTCCTCCTCTTCTAATGTCCCCTCTTTATGATTTGAATTTATGTCAACCCCGGCGGCCGATGCTGCAGCCTGCGTTTTTTTACTATCCGGAGACCCCACAAGAACGTTATCCAACTCATCGATCCCATCGATCAACCCGACCTCAAGAGCTTTCTGGCCAATAAACGTGCGGCCAGTGGCGATAGCCAGCACATCATCCAGATTCATGCCACGGTTCCGCGCCACAGCCTCTACAAACAAGTCGTAAACCTCGTTCACCTCGGATTGCACCAAAACCCGGTCCTCTTCCGAAAACGGCCGATCCGGGTGCCCAACGGCTTTATGCCGGCCAGCACGAATTACTTCCGTTTTCAGCCCTTGATTGTGATTCCATACCGTCCAGTCAGTGATAACTGTGTACACACCAATCGACCCGACATCGGTGCTCCTGGTGGCATACACTTTGTCTGCGGCCGACCCGATCCAATATGCGGCCGATGCCATCAGCCCGTCCGCATACGCCAAGATTGGTTTTTTCCCGCGAGAATTAAAAATAAAATCTGATAGCTCCAATACTCCATCGGAACTGCCGCCAGGGCTGTCAATATCGAGAATGATCTGGCTGACAGCGGCGTCTTCCAGAGCGTCTTTTAAGTTATTCCTGACTTCTTGGACAGACGTTCCTCTCTGTGAAACCCATCCGAGAGAACTCATTCTTTTGGAGATAACACCATAAACAGGAACAATAGCCGTACCATCAACGACGGAATACCCGGGTTTCTCCTTCTTGCCGGTATCAATTTTGCCAATAATCTCATCGGAACTTAGCTTTTCTCCACGCAAATGCCTTTCCACAATTGAAGATATAGTCTGCAAATAATCTTCTTTCACTGCCCAGGGCCGGCAGAAAAACAATTCATCTATTCTTTTCATCGTCGCTCCTTCATTTCTTTCCCCAATAAAAAAGCCCTCTTCCGCCCGTTGCAACGGAAGAGGGCTTTAAACAACTATCGGGCGCCATCAGGGAGCGACCCTGACAGCGGGTTTAAAATTGTTATCTTATAATAATATTTCCTCGGTTTTAGGTGCCGGACGCTGACGAGCCGGCACGGGCTCTTCTTTTTCCTGATTATTAGGGTCCTTCGATCCGGATTTAGCTAGTGGTTTAGATTCCAGTCCCAGCTCTTTTTTCTTCTTCTCCTCCCGGGCCAGCTGTTCTAATGTTTCCTCCCAGTCATACCCCAAAGCTGCAGTCTCATCGGCCAAAGTTGACAGATGCCCTTCAACCGCGCTACGAGCCGCATCAACTTCTTTGGTCGGATCTACCCACCCCCAGCCCGGAGAGATCCACCTCGCTGTAGTATAATCCGACCGATTTTTATAAAAATCCAAAATCGGTAATTCACCCATCAAATACGCCTCCTCTACCTGCATCTCCCAAACCGGCTGACAAAACCGTCTACCCATAAATTCCTGCCGTGTCCGAAAATATCTTCGCGCCTCCAGCAATGCTGCCCGGGCAGAGCTGTAATTTGTCCGGCTAAAATCTTTAGCCACAACCTCATAAGGAAGATTCAATCCGGCAGAAATCGCCCGTAAAATAGTCTCAATAAACGGTTCGAAAGTATTCCCCTGTCTGGCCGGATTAATCTGTGTGATATCTTCCCCTGGCTGCAAATATTCAAACGTCCCCGGTTCCAGGGTTTCTAGCCGTTTATTGTCGGCACCTACTGTAGTTCTGCCGACCATAGCCGCACCCAAGGGATCAGTTTTCTTAACAACCGCTGAAAAGCATGCGGCAACTTTAGCCGTTACTAATTCCGCTTCCATATATTCGGCCTTATCCTTAAAGTAGTTCATAACTGCCGCAAAAAACGGTTCTCCGCGGGTTTGTCCCGGACGTTTAACCTCATAGAGATGGATCACATTCAACCGTCCCAATTCATTACGCGCCGGATACCGGACATATTGTGCTGAGTCCGAATTATATTTATTGTATTGCCAATCTCCCGGGTGAGTCTTACGGATATAATACGCAACCGGCTCCCCATATTGGCCGATCTCAACACCATCCCGAATATTTTTATCACCGCGCTTATCCGACGGTGTTCCTAACCGGTCCGCTTCAATACATTGCAGTGCCAATAAATACGGAGTAAAACTTCTTTTAATCGCGACCGGGATAATAATAGCCTCCCCATTTTCTAAAATTTGCCGATCGATCAATGCCTGCATCGCGTAAAAATCTAACCTCTGCCCAGCATCGGCCACCGGCACCCACTTGCGCCATGCCCGCTCGGCCGCACGTTGAAATTCAACGGCCTTACTTTCCTCAATCCCAATATATTTATGATCAACCCGGCTTTGTGGCCGAATCCCGGTGCCGATGGAATTGATTGTTACCGTAGACGTGATTCCTGATGCATGCGGATCATTACGGTTCAAATCCCGGCTGCGTTCCCGCAAAATCGACAAGTTTGGCAACAGATCAGCATCAGCTGACCCGCCACCAGGGATCCAGCTCCCCCGGATCCGTTTACTATCTGCCGATCGGTATGACGATGCAGCCATCATGGATCTACGAAAGAATTGCCTTTTCATGGCCTTTTCCGGAGAAAATATACCTACAAAACGGTCAAATGCTTCTCCGATCCTATCTCCTGCAGATAACTTATATTCTCGTGTATTTTTTTTCATCAATACCTCATTTTTTTATATCGGATCTACAAATTGAGCGTAACTTCTCGCCCCACCCGATGCGTTAGTAACTTCCAACTGTAATTGTGTTCGCAATTGCAACAACTCCGCCAATGGAATGTACTGCAGATTCCGCCCGCCCGGCATAGTATACGAATGGACAGCGCCTCCGCTCATCCGGGCATTTATAGCGGAATTCACCTGCGCCAATAAAGTAGCGGCTGTTATTGCAGCTGTCGTAACTACGGTAACGGCAGCAACAACGACCTCGACAGAGTGAACAACACTAAGAGTTGAATCTGTCACCTCGAGAGTAAAGGTTCCGGCAGACGCCGGGGAAAATGATGTTTTCCAATGGATCCCTGTGACATGTGTCATCACTCCAGACAATAAAGCCTGCCCATCAGATGCGCGATAAAGCACATACGCGACAGAATCGCCAGATTGAGAATCGGGGATAGCGACAACCATCGTATACAACTGATTAACAGTAGGTGACGTCTGCGTACTAAATATTCGTGTGTACTTGATGTCTCCCCAGGAAACCTCCACAATATACACATCAGCTATGTTAGGGGTAAATCGGACCTTCCATTGATTGCCTCCGAGGAACGTCGCATTTCCAGAAGCAAAAATATCTCCCGAGATTGCCCGAATAATCCGATACGTTACTGTTTCTCCTAAGGATGAATCCGGGATAAAGATCGTCGCATTAAACGGCTCGTTTAATGTTATCTGAATAATATTTTTTACGCTCACTATCGATTTCTCCTAATCAAATTCTCAACACCGGTATAACTGCCGCTTTCCATATTGCCATCAGTGGCGTCATAAATATCTGACAACAACTTCCCGGCCTGAGTTCCTGTATACGCCCCAGGCAAACTAGTATTCCACGGATCCCCGCCAGCTGCACTAACCTGGCTATCGAGGTAATACCCAAAAGTCCCAGATGAACTATGCCCGCTCTGCACTTCATCCCAGATGGCATCGATGCCGGCCGAACTTAAAGAATATCCGGTCTTATCGCTTACCGTTGTAATAGTCCCTCCGGTAATCTCTCTGGTGGCGACTGCCCAAATATCCGCTGCTGAATGGGTGCTGAATCCGGTTGCTTTGTATTGACTCGGATTATCGAGGTCAGTCTGTGAGGTCGCCAAGGCGGCAGCAGTCGCTAACCCGGCACCATCAGCTTTAAAATCATCAGACACTGCTTGCATAGCAGTAACGATGTCGGATACGCTATGCGTTGAAAATCCTGTCGCTTTGTATTGATCTGGGTTATCTAGATCCGCCTGTGTAGTCGCCAAAGCAGATGCGGTTGCCAGTCCGGAAACATCAGCTTTGTATTGACTCGGATTATCGAGGTCAGCCTGAATAGTAGCGAGTTGAGAGTCAATGTCTGTATCTACTGCTGTACCAATATTTTGATAGGAAATTACTAGACTCTGATGATCGCCATAAGTAGCACTGGCATTATCAACCAGAAAAATATATTCTTCTGCCCCGGTTTCACTGGAAGGAGGATCAAAAGTATAATAATAATATCCTTCCGTAGTATCTTCGGACAAAGTAGTTGATTTGCTTGTCCATCCAGACGCCTTAAATGTTGAGTCATTAAAATCAAGCCAATATCCATCTGACATGCGTTTGATTTTAATAGTAACCGTTTCCGATTCTACGGGATCACCATAAACATCCAAAATCGTATATATCAGTTGATAGTTATCTTGGATATTTCTTACCAATGCATCAGCTGGCGGAACTGAACAAAACAATAAGATCATAATCACAAAAAGCTTCTTTTTCATTTCGGCTCCTTATGTTATTACATGACTGCGCCACTGATTATGACGCCACCAAATGACTTCTTCGGTGCAAGTTCGTAGTAAACATTTATGATCCACCGATCCGCCCATTAATTCCCCAGTATTGTTTTTTGCAAGATTGTCCCGTCAATAATCACCCCGGACCACTCTAGGTCTTCCTCCTCTTCCTCCTCATACCCTTCAGCCATCCATTGATATATCGTAGTAAAGAACTCCTTCACCCCAGAAACTCTGTCCCCGTAGTCCCCCACCTCATCATCCTGCGTTTCCGCTATTCCGTCCCTACCCAAACGTGTGGCCTCGATTAACACGGTTGGGCTTTCTAAGGTGGGATCAGGCCCGTACCAGTTGCACTTGTTTGACAAGTACCCAAACTGCGCGACCTCTGCGCCGGTTGTCGCTGCGTAGTCCCCGCCATAATTGGAGTCGTTGAATCCGTCGTCTATCGGCCCAAAGTGCGCTAACCCAATCAGCAGCTGGTCACCGGCAGAGTCCCGCCACACATCGCCAAATGCTTGTTTAAACAGATAGACCACCATATCTGCGGTGTCTTCCTGTGTCAGCGTCTCGTAATAAATATCAAGCCATTCAGCGCGATCAACGCCGATATAGTTTAAATGGTAATGGTCGCCAGGGTTGACATCCCGGAACCCTACAAAACTCGATTCACTCCAGCCCTTCCACCCTGCCGGCGGTTCGTTGCTCCACTCCTTCCAACATATCAGGGACCGCTCCGTAGCAAACCCATGTGCAAGGTGGTAATATCTGCGCGGGGCCGGATCGTCCTCATCAACCAAAGAATACATATTATTGGTGTGATCGAGTGCGTTAGGGTTATTCCAGTTTGTATCAAAATTCGCGCCCTCGTCAACGATCATCGATGCCCGGTAAGGGGACCCAATAATCGTGAACATCTTTGACACCCCGTCGGTAACGAGATCATTGTCATCCAAATTCCCTATTGACGCCTGGTCAGCAATAATAATGTACCGATTAAAAAAAGTATATTTGCTGTACGGTTGGTCTGTTAACTTGATGAATTGCCAGAACAATGTCCCGGAATCTTCGCAGGTTTCAGAGTCCAGCGGGTCCGAGCAATTCCAGTACACCGTCGCATCTTCGGTTATTCTGTGATCTTCGACGTCTTCGGCGCAGTAATCGCCGATGTCAGCGTATATCGTTGCGTCGCAGTCCCACCCCTTCGTCCTGCCGCCGATGTACACGGCTTTGTCCGCGTCGTTGCGCTTGTACACCGCGTCTATTGTGCGAGACGTGCCGTCCGGGTTTTTGAACCCCATAGCGGAATCCGGCTCACACCTGATCCATCCGGTTTCTAAAAATACCGGGAGCCCCAGCCATTCAATCCAGTCAGTTACGCGGTTAGGTTTAGCCGGGGTCGAGTCCTCATAAACGCCATACTCGCCGCCCCATGCCCCGCCAGGGGCGTACAGGTCAACGTAATATTCCGTTTCATCTTTAGACTTCATCCCGTGCAGCCAGCCCCAAAACTTATCGAATCCTGGGCCGAAATTAACCTTCTGCCCGTGCATTTGCCCATTTTCACCAAAAAAATATTGGTGGATGAACTGTGTCCAATAGCGCCCATATCCGGCATGGATATGGTCAAGGTCAACCTCGATCTGCTCACTGGCCGTCTGATAATCCCAGGAGCAACGGAACGAATCATTATCCCACGCACACCCGGAGTTGCCTGCGGCAACCAGGGCCGCTTCAAACCCGGCATTTGCGTCTTTTCCTGTCGCATATCTATCAACATCATCATCCCCGTCCTCGTAATACACCTCTTCCCAACCCGAGTATGTTGTCCCCCAAGATGCGTTGAGCGCCGCAAGCGCCGCCGCGTCTTTCGCCGCCGAAACATACCCAGGGACGGTAGACCATGAACTATGAATTGTTATTTGATTAGCCCCATCCTCGCTGATATTAGCCACAAACGTATCTTCGTCCCCTGCACTGTAATAACCCCTCAAATAATTAACGGCAAACGCTTTTGTGTCGTTAACTCCGTCGGTGGAACTTGTCCCCTCTGTCGGGTGAGAAATCATAATCATATACCCCATAATGTTATATGACATGATTCCTTCGGGTTCTTCCGCCGTGTCCCATCCGATAACATACGGGTTTGCGAGCGTTTGTAAAGCGGTGTCTATGTACGGAGTGACATCAAACTGCACAGCGTTTTGGGTCGTTTGCTGACGGAACTCCCCATTTGTGGTGTCCCCGTCAGCCGTCCCCAGGATATAATCTCGGGCAATAGTCCCATCTTCCCAATGCTCGGCCCATTGTGGGTCGAACACGTCCGGCCAGCGGTTGTCCATCGTGTGCGTGGAGCTGCTTATCCCAAACTTTAACCTCCCGATATCTGCCTTATTAACATTTTGAAGCCGCACCTGTCTTATCTGCGGCATGACGCCATAGACAGGGGGGTTCCAGTCGTCATCATAATCGTATCGGGACAGATTCGCGCCAACGGCGTTCCACCCCATAGCTTTAAATCCTGCGTTGAAGTAGATCAGAGCCGCGTTACTGGAGAGCAATGGAGCCCTGGGGTTGGCCGTCCAGTTGCCCTTAAACGAGAGCCCGTTAAAATCCACCCCGTCGGATAGACTGGCATTGTAATTATTGAGGGTCCGTATGATATGAAAGTTGTCCATCGGGTTAACGAAGGCCCATCTCTTTAAACTCGCGAAATATTCCTTCTGCCACCCCCGATAAACAGCGTATTCATCCGTGCCCTCGTTGTAAGTGGTATAATAATTCCCGGTCCCAGAGTAGGGACCGGGGGATGTCGTCAAGTCCGGATAATTATAGGTGTACATACCATACTCATATTCCGCTACCGTAACGTCGTCCAAATAAAACTCACACGGCCCGCCGGAACAAACAAACCTCACTTCCCCGGTCCCTCCCCATTCGACGTCTGTCCCGGTGTCAGAGAAATTAAACGCGCTGCCGCCCCTGGTTTCTGAAATCTGGAACGTCCCGTCACCGGCGTTAATGACATAATAAGTGGTGCAAGTGTCAAGGCCCGTCGGCATCGTGGTCGTAGCCCTGAACACCACCTCATCATTCGTGTCAGGGATACTCGCGGCAGAAATTGTGTCTGTGTCACTGTCAATCGTAACAGCTGTGAACGTTACGTTATTAAACTGCTCACTGCGCCCGGTCCGGAACCCCTGCCAACGGCCAGTAATAGCATCATCCCCGATGTCCTCGTTGACTTCTAGGGTCGTCCCGTCGTTTTCTAACATTTGAATCCGTGGAGTGCCTGACACGATATAAATATACCCTGTTGTCATATACTCCCCACTCCAGCTTGAACTGTGATCGGTTGAGCAGTCAGTCTCGTATTTGTCGATCTGGAGGCCTGTCTGGACAATGCCGTCCCCATCCGCGTCGCCGACAACGTGCCGGGAATACGACCCCCAGGGGATTGTCTGCGCGGAGCTGCGTTCGTTGGTTGTTGGTGTCCCGTAATCGTACCAGGACGATTCGAGTTCCATGTCCCCGTTGGTTTGCACCTCTACCCCAAGCCGATCAGAGGGCCAGACAAATATTTGATCGTCAGTGTTTGCCCGTATAACCCAGAACATCCACTTATCAACGTTAGGTTGCAAGGATTGCCAAGCATAATTTCCCCCGGCGAACGCCCCCACATCAGTCAAAATTAGTGGATCACACGCATCAGAATTGTTACCCAGCACGGCCTTAGGACTGGCTGTTTGCAGATCATTCCACCCGCAGAACTTATCAACGCTATCGGGGGCGGAGAAACAGATCGTTGACGATATTAAAAGAGCGCAGAGTATAAAAATAATTGTTCTTAATCTCATTGTGCGGCCACTTCGTTTAATTTTTTAATATTGCCAACGGATACTTCTGCAATCGTGCCTATATTCCCCCAGTCTGTCTCCATAAATTTGCCGACATTACCCGCAGGCGGAGATGACGGAAATATCCACCCGCTATTATTCCCGCCATCGGTATTTGTCCCATCGTCGGCGTCCCAGGTTGCCCCACCTGTTGCCGTAGAATAGGAAATATTTGCATAGCTCACGGAGTTTGTCCCGGCAGAGTCAGAAATCGTCCATCCGCCTGTGCTGCTCCCGGTTAAAGTTATAGGGTTAGATGCGTCCCCGGTTGCAACAAGGGATGTAACCGTCTGCGTCGTGCCATCGGTAAAATGAACCAGGTTGTTTTCTTCTATCATTAGGGCGTTAAATGTGTTGCTGCCTTTTATCGGGGTTGCCCTGTCTGTGTTACCCCCCTCAATCACGAGATTGTTATATGTCAACCCAGCGCCGGAGAAACCATAGCTGGACGATGAAGCATGCTTCCCGAGAGATATAGTAGACGTTTCCGGATACAAGGTCGTATTCGTGGCCGACATGATCCACCCATCAGAAGCTTGATAACTGTTATAGATCGTCCATGTCCCGGAACCCATGTATAAAACCTTGGTGTATGTATAATTTCCGCTGAACTGGTTACAAATAATATTCTGATCATTGGCGTCAAAGGTCCCTTTTTTAAGATAAATCTTCCTACCACTTCCGGATGATGTTTCTAATGTGTCTTGGGCTGTGAATGTTCCAGTCCCGTTAAATGACAGATAATTAATCCGATGCCCAGCCGCGGTAATTGTGTGTGTCCCGGACCCGTTCATCTCAACCATATACGTTGTCCCGGAAGAGACTGTCATATCGGCAATGAACGTAAGTGATCCGCTGACGTATAAATGTCCTCCTGTTATAGCGAATGTTGGAGATTGTTCAGCTTCGGTCCAATCAAGGTCAAGGCAATAAGCAGCCTCATTCACCGTTACAGTCTGGCTGGCAGAGGGAAAAGAATCGCCATCGAAAATACAGTTATCCGATGCGGTCGGTTTATTCCCGTCAGCAGGGCTTCCCCCTGACGACGTCGCCCAATGGGTGTCATCATCCGACCAGTCCCCGCCATTCCCGACCCAATACCTATCTGCGGCCATCGCCGGGGACGCTGAGGTTAAAAAGAAACAAAGCAACAAAATGATAATTTTTTTCATATTATGATCCTGCCGTGTATTCGATAATTGTTAATTGCGGGAAAAAGTACATCCGATCCGAATGAGTTGCGACACCGATAATGACAATGGCGTCGTCCTCCCCGCTGGGAGCAGTTTGGGTGAGGGTGTTCCCGGTGGTCCCGGTTGTGGACAGGTAAATCGGTTCTCCAACGGTCCAATTCCACGTGTCATCACGGGCTATCCCGCCTGGCATCAAATAAAAGCCGGAGGAATCCGCGGTTATATCCTCCGTCGCCATCGCCAAAACGTACGAACTGGCAATGGCGTCAGCATCCGCTAATTGCATTTCCCCGTCACCGTTAATATATACCACATCGCCAAACCCCTGGTTTTCGTTGGCGGTAAAAGGCATCACAGTCCCGATAACTGTCTCGTCAGTATCAGGGCTGGCCCCATCATCGAAGCTGATTGTATTGCTGGTCCCACCCCCTTTGATCGGCACGCTGAACTCAAGCTGGCCGGTTGTCTGGTTCCACTTGCCAGTGACATCAGTCCCTGCGATATTAACAGTAAATACCGTCACGTCTTTGTCTGTCCCGTCTCCGACTAATATCCCCCCCTTGGCGGTCAATTCGTCCGTGCTTTTATCGTAAGCCAGCCCGGCATCAGAGCAGGAGGCCGACGCGCCATCAAAGAAGCAAACATACGTATCAGTGCCTGATACCGCCGACCCTCCGCTGGGACGGAAAGACATTTGTGCAAAACAAATTCCTGGGATTAATAACAGTGCCACCACCATAAATATAAACTTTTTCATTTAGGCCTCCTTATCCTTAAAATAACCGGCCAAACAAGCTTTTAAAATTATCTTAATGAAAGTGTGATAGGAAAATCAGGAATACCGAACAACCAATCGCCTGACGTATGTAGGATATTATCAAAATAGGTAGGTTCATCTTCAATACTATCCGCACAAATATGTGTTGTCAATAGGGTCGTTACTACAGCGTAGTAACGACTTTAAAAATTAATCGTTTTTTTCAACAGATTTAAAATTTTTTCCACATTTTTCGTTCAAACATTTATGATATCGCGTGATTTTGCCGTCCTTTTCTTTGATACTACTATAACATTTTTGATTTTTGCTCCTGCAATACGGGCATCTGACCGGCACAAAAACGACTCCATAGGATTCTGATGTTTCATCACCCTTATCACTAGGTTCGGATCTTTCTGGAGTGTACCCCTCCAACCATCCGCGCTGGCGTTCTATCCAAGGGCTAGCCATTTCTTTGTATCCAATCCGGTCGCCTCTGTATCCAGGCCTCGTTTTGATCCCCCTCCGCAGGCTGCTGTTTATTCACGACCGGCTGATCATCCCTCAATGCGTAGACACGCAACATCTCCGCAGCGGCAGTGGCATAAACCTCACAATCCCAAAAATGCGTAGGGGCATGCTGTGATACTGGCCGCCATTCTTCATGAACCCGGCGTGTCCGCTTGTCGCGAACCAGTGTTTTATGTTCAGAACACATCCCTGCCACGTAACTTTTTTCCGGATCCCGGTGCAAATGCCACAACTTAGGCGATTCCGGCGTCGACGGATGCATTAACCGGGCCACTTTATTTTTATAATATGCCGTATCCAATAACCATAATTTCAACCCCCCAGGAATCGGTGCCCCCGTCCCGGGATTTTTGGCGTTATTGGTTTGTTTGTACGGCCCCCCGGGCAAATGATCCTTACCTTTTATCGGCCTAGCCCGATCCATCCATGCACGGCAAATGTCATAAACTTCATCAGTACGATACCCGGTGTCAAAATTAGATAACATTACCGGGAAAGGCTCCACTCCCCGGATTTCGGAAGGATAGTACGTGTTGAACAACCGGGTAATGATGTCCTCCCATGTTTCCACCCGCATGGACAATATCTGCCAGGATTCCCATTTCACTCCCCACCCGCGTATCGCAAAATAGAAATGGTCCTTCTGCACGTCCACGCCAGCAGTCAATAATCTGACTCCAGCCGGCACGATCCCCGGCTCGCAAGGAAGTGCCAGGGCTTTGATTTGATCCGGCTTGGTGGTGCCCAAATTCTCTTTCCATATCTCAGCCAGCCATGAATTGATAAAATTCATTTGTTCCTCAGGCTCGCCTTTTGTGCGTAAAAATTCAGCCGCAATCTCGGAAAACGTCAACCAAGGAGAATACAAACAATTGATCCAGAACCCGCGCCGAGATGTTTGCGGGATTTCTCCCATAATTTTCCCCTCTTTATTAACATGGCATCCACCCGGGCACCAAACACCGCGCAACAGCATATTTTGCTTCATCGCATCAGTAATAATACCGTCGCACTTTTCACACTCATACCTCGCCAGCTTCTGACCTTGGATAACTTCCGGATCCCATTCATCTTTAGGAAACTTAATATTAGGAAACACTAAGACCTGATATTCTCCACAATGTGGGCACGGCACATAATAACGACGCTGATCGGTCTTTTGATATTCCCGGTTGATAAATCCCTGTTCAAGGGTAGGGGTAGAACATTTAACAATCTTCCGATTCCAAAACGTGCGGGTCCGTTCCGTGGACAGCTTAATGGGATCGGCTTCTTTCCCTGAGAATGGCGGGTATTTGTCCGTTTCATCGAGAAATAAATACCGGATCCGCTTTGACGATAATACGGCCGGACTGTTTGCCCAGCCTATGTATAATTTCATGCGCCGAAAAGTGATCCCGCGCTTGGTAATATCATCAGTATCATTTGTCAGCTGTGAACTTAATGCTGGCGATAGCCGTATCATAGGCTGAATACGATCTGAACAGAATTCCTTGGCGTCCGCCTCAATTGTATGCACCCACATGGCCGGCGCCGGATCCTGATCAATTGCGTACCCGAGCATATTAAGCATCGCCTCGGTTTTACCGATCTGAGTTGACGACATGATAGTAATATCCTCAACCAAGGGATCCCTCAACGCATCCATTATCCCGCGCAAATATGGTGTGCGACCTGTGTGCCATTGCCCAGGCTCTGCCGAATTATGATCCAATATCCGGCACTCGTCTGCCCATTCAGAAACAGTCATCTCCCTGGGCAATTCCCAAGCTTTCCGAACATTATCAGTCCAGATCAGCGGCAATGTTTCAACTGCGAGTCCTGTCATGAGTTTTCCCAGTCGTTTTCTTCCGTTTACGCTTGGCCTGCTTATTGGGCTTCCGAATTTCCTTTCTCATCGCCGCAGAACCACCAGTTACGTCGGAGGGCGTGTCTTCAAAATTCTCGTCTTCTTCCGGATCCATCGTGTGAGTATCCGCCTGATCAAAAATGCGGTCTGTGGAGAAGTCCTTAATAATCTCTTGCACCCGCTCCCGCAATCGAGCCTCGATCTGTCGTGGCTCCAGGCCAACCAGCTGAGTTGCAATATTACGAGGAAGAGCTAAAAAGGCCCTTTTAACTGCTAACGAAATTTTAATCAATCCATCTTCAATCAAACTCCGCTCAACCAACTCGCCTATTTCTTGCCGATAACGCATTTGCTCCCTTAGGGCTTTATATTCTCGGTATTTTGCCTCCCATTCCTCCAATGCCTTTTTTGATCCCGGCTTACCATTGCTTTGGTCGCCATCTCCATGTTTCAGTATAAAACGCCAAGCCTGGATCTCTTTAAGGTCATACCGCCCGTCACGCGTAACCGGCATGCCGTCCTTAGCCCAATATGCAATGGTCCGCAAAGAAACCCCAAAGGCCTTGGCCACCTGCTCTTGGCTATCGACAATACCGGGTTCATCTGGTCCAGATTCATATTTAGACAGTTCTTTTAATTCAGAAGACGTAAGTGGCTGGCTTTTCTGTAACTTCTCAAGTAGATGGATGTGGCGCTTCTTTTTGGCCATTTCGACAACATTCGGTTTTTTATTTGATTCAACGGCCATGAGAACTCGGATATTGAAAGGTTGACGGGCATATTACCCTCGCGTAAAATAAAGAATCTTCCTCGCGGTCGCATAAAGCTCACATGGTCATTCATGTGGGTCGGGTAACGGTTCGAGCGGTAACTCAGCCGTTGCCCCGACCGCTATATCTTCTTAAAACACATCATTAACACCCAAAGCTTAATTATGGCAGACCTCCTCCAAGATCACATTGCCAATGCAATCAATTTCGTCAGAGTAAAGCCACTCCTCACAATTTGAGTCGCCGTTGATAAAATATCCCTGTGCCTCCTCATTCCATTTGTATCCATCTTTTTCCCTGTTTGCGGTTTCAACGAACTTCGACCTATGAGTTATCTTAGCTATAAAATCTTCCCCACAACAAGTTTCTTCCGAGAATCCTTCTCCCCTGTCTTCGTCATATTGATCTTCCAACCATCCTTTAGCTTTTTCAAAGCTGTCAAAGGTTTCGTGCTCGTTATTAGCGCCATAATAAGCAACCCATTTATCAGTTTTCATGCCAACACCTCCCAATCAACTTCCCAAAGATCACTGTAATATTCCGGGCCTTCCGGATCTCCCGTCCTCAATAAGTCCACAACCCAAACCGATCCAATCTTCTTACGCGATGGCCGGAAGAACGGTTTACTCCCGCGGCGCCAACCGAAAAGACACGGCTCATGTCGCCAAGGATAAATTGAATACGTCATCACCGTACACGGCTTTACCCAGATGATATGTTGGTGCAAAAGAATATCGAGATCCCGGAAGATATCATTGATCAGCTCAAACCTCCGATCCGCATGCCACACATAAATAGCTGTGTTCTGATCGATATTCCGTAAAGCCAGAGACAAAAATGAATGAAAGAATCCACGGGCATCTTTAATATCAACCTCGTGATATGTGTCTGACCAGTCCTTCCCGCCTCCTGGCCTATCCTTGCCAGTATAGTCAACAAGGTACGGTGGATCCGTGGCCAGCAGTTGCGCTTGTAATCCATCCATCAGGCTGGCAATATCCTCCGCGCTGGTACTGCTTCCGCACAAAAGCCGATGATCACCAAGAATCCATAAATCCCCAGTCTTCGTGATCGTCTCTTTCGGTGCCGGTGGGATATCATCTGGAAGTGTGTTACCGGTCTTTTCCACTTCAAACTGATCAACCTCCTCTCGTAATTCTTGAAGCCGAAGTTTGATATAATCCTCTGGCATCTCCTTCCGCATTTGCTCCAGAATCGGAATGAGTGCAGCCGTAAAATAACCGGCAATTTCCTGATTGTTTAGCGTTATGGCCAATGTCTGTGCAGCCATATCATCAAGGTCGACCATTACGCAAGGGACTACCTCAATCCCATCCGCCTGAAGAACCTTAATCCTCTGATGCCCGGAAATGACCTGCATATTACGTTTATTCACAACCGGGAAATCGACCAGCCCAAAATTTTCCAGACTGGCACGAAGGCCTTCAATGGACTCCTGCTCAATCCCGCGAGGATTTTCTGACCACGGTTTTAAATCAGCAATATGCAATTCCAAAATTGCATGTTTTACGTTAATATTGGGCATCTTTTTCCGCTTATGTCTCCGAGGAGAAAATTAATATTTTATTAACCACTCTGATATCTATTTTTATGAACATGCAATGGCAAAAAAAAGTTTCACGATCAGTGACCAACTGCACGCTTGCCGACCCTCAATGGCCCCCCCCCCTGGAAGGACCCGTAAGTCTTTATTTAACAAAGACATGCTTCCATGCCGCAAAACGCTTATGCACTTCTTTATTGCTGTGTTAAATTTTGTGGTTCGTGGAATATTGTGATCATCTTTTAATATCGCTCCCAACAATCTTTTCAAAATAAACAATTATTTCTTTAGTTAATCGCCAGCTATTTGCCAAGCGGAAATGCCCCAGATAAGACGCAATAGTCGCCCGCAATTTCCCATCATCCCTTATCCCAGATGTAGCAAAATCGTGCAGTTTATGGCGCAAATTATTAACTACTCGACGACGGACTAGAACATAATTATGACGGACAATGTATCCTAAGAAATTTATTCCAGAAGATACCGAAGAAAGTTTCCTTCTCCGCGGATGCAGCCTTAATACAAGCTTTTTAGTAAGAAATTTTCCGATCTCTTCTCTGAACGTCACCAGCTGTTTTTTATCATGACTAAGGATCACAAAGTCATCGACATAACGTAAATAATAGTTAACTTTGAGATTATGTTTAACGAACTGATCAAGCTCATTAAGATATACATTCGCGAAAAACTGACTTGTTAAATTACCGATTGGAAGACCACGGAGATTGTCCTTTCCAAATAAACTTTTGTTTTTAGGAATATTTCGTAATAGGTTCTTATCCCCTTTGGCGATATAAGATTTTGTACAATCCCAAAATAGTACAGTTTCAATGAGCCAAAGCAGGTCCTGATCCGCAACTCGTTTTTTCAATATCTCGAACAATATATTTTTATTAATTGATATAAAAAAATCCTTAATATCGAGTTGCAGATAATACGCCCTGATGTTCCCGTTTTTAGTGATTTTACATAGAAATGACTTAAGACGGACAACTGCCTTATGTGTACCTTTTCCAACTCTGCAGGCATAGGAATCATGGATAAAAATCGGTTCCCAAATATTTTCTAATTCCCGAACTAATATATGATGCACAACACGGTCGCGAAAATCGGAGGCAAAAATCTCTCGAAGTTTTGGCTTCTTTGCTGCGAATAAAATAGAGCGCGAAGGGCGATAAGTCCTATACTTAAGCTCATGTTCCAGCTCAAGTAGATTACTTTCTGCGTCTATCTCAAATTTTAATGCGTTAATTGAATTACGCTTATTTTTACGACATTCAAGATATCGCTGATAGATACTGCGGTAAGAAAAAACGCTATTATCTGAATCGCTGGCTGGAACGGACCGGACGCACATAATTATTATTGTCCTTATTGTTGTTGTTCACGTTGCCGTTATTGAAATTCACGCACCACGCGTGATTTGTATTGCCGGCAACTACTTGCTCTTTCACTTAACGTCTTTTCAGACCTTCGGGCACCGAGTCCTTACGGATACGATCCCCTGCTTTCTCATACCCATGGGGTGGAAAGAGCGCCCAGTGATTACTCCCTTAGCGCACAACCGATGGCGGTTTGCCAACGATGTTCTGGCTCCTCAACCACCCTTCGCACTGTCTTGAAACATCTTCGATTAATCTAGTTACAAATTCAAAATTTTTAAATGATCGGAATGCTTTAATCTCCTTCCCGATATGCACAAGTATTTTAAGCTCTTCTAACTTATCCAATG